GCGAACAACATCATCGACGGGATCGGGATGGTGCAGCCTCAGAACCCGCCCCTGGGAAACGCCCAGATCGTGCTCAACACGCACGCGGAAGCGACTTTCCAGATCCCGGACGTGACCAAGGTGCTGGCTGTGCCGGACCTGATGAAGGTCTACATGGAGCCGGCGGTGGCGGCGATCGCACAGAGGATCGAGAGCGATCTGCTTGCGCTGTACGGGGGATTCACGATGAACCCGACGGTGGGAGTAGCGGGCACGGCGATCACGGAAGCCACGATCGACGCGGCGGAAACGGCCCTGTTCCTAGCGAAGGTTCCGTCCACGGAGCAGAAGTTCATCGTGGTGGACGCGGCCACGTATTCGGCGTGGAGGCAGATACCGCGGTTCAGCGAGTTCCAGACGGCGGGCGACGCCGGATTGCGCGCACTGATCGACGGGACGGTGGGAAGGGTGAAAGACTTCTTCGTCTTCCGTTCGCAGTTCGTGCAGAAAACGGGCACCACCCCGGTTACGACGCACAACATGGCGTTCACGAAGAACGCGCTCGGGCTGGTAGTCCGCCGGCTGCCGCAGCCGCTGCCGGGAACGGGCGCAATCGCGGAATACGCCGAGTTGGGCAATTTCGGCATGCGGGTGGTGATGAGCTACCAGCCGAACACGCTGGCGCAGCAGTTCACGGTGGACGTGCTATACGGGTGCGGCATCCTGCAGAACGTGCTGGGCGTGCAGGTGGTGACCTAACGAGGGGATGGCGGGCCCGAGGGCCCGTCCGCAGCGGCGGCCCAGCCAGGGTGCTGGCTGGGCCGGCGCCGCAATTTTTCGGCGGCATTGCCGGCGAGGAGGAGAGATATGGATTTGAGAGCGTATTATCAGAGAATTCGCGACGCAGCGGCGGCGATCGAAGAACCCTTTCCGATTGTCATGAGCCTGGCGACAGCCGACGGAGGAAAGGAAGGCATGCCGATCGAGGTGACGCGCCAACTGGCCGCGAAGATGATGGTGGAAGGATCGGCGCGACTGGCGAGCGCGGCGGAAGCGCGGCAGTTCCGGGAACAACAGGCCGAGGCGAAACGCCTGGCGGACCAGGCGGCGGCGGCGGCCCGGGTGCAACTGACGGTGCTGACGACGGACGATCTGAACCGGCTGAGGAATCCCGGGAAGCACGCCAAGGACTAGACGAACATGGCTCTGTTCATAGATGGCGCGGTATCCACGAAGGAAGACCTGACGGAACAGGACTCGCAGCTTCTGGATGTCGCCAGCACTGAGGGAATCGACCTGAGGAGCAAGGCGGCGCTGGCGCAAGAAGAGCTGGGCGTCGAACTGCGGGCGCTGTTGAGCAGGGCCAGCTCGTGGAACCCGTTCGGTTGGAGCGCGCCGGCCTACGTCGATCAGGCGCATATCGATCACGTGGTAGTCACTCCGCCGCTGAAGATGTGGCACACGTTTCGGACCCTGGAGACGGTTTACCGGGACGCGTACAACAACGAACTAAACGATCGCTACGCGGGGAAGCGCGACGCGTTCCACGAAATGGCGAGGTGGGCATGGGAGAAACTGATCCTGCTCGGAATCGGGATGGTATGGAACCCCGTGCGGCGAGCGGAGACTCCCACCGTGGCGCCGGCGCAGGGATCGTTGGCGGCCGGAACCTACTATGCGACCATGGCGTGGGTGAATAGCGCGGGCGACGAGGGAGCGAGCGCGACGCCGGCGGTGGCGATAACCACGGGCAGGACGCTGGTGTTACAGCCCGGAGCGGCGCCTCAGGGAGCGACTGGCTGGAACGCATACCTGGGGGTCTCGGCGGACAGCATGATCCTGCAAAATCCGTCACGCGTGGCTCCAGGTCAGAGCTGGACACAGCCGCCGACGTTGACGACGGCGGGGCGTAAGGCGGGCTCGGGGCAAGCGCCGAGCTACCTGTGGCCCGCGCCGCGCATATTGCAGAGGGGCTAATGGCCAGTCGAATCGGAAGCGCAATCACGGCTAAAGTCATTGCCAAAATGACGGCGCCACAAGGGGTGCGCGCCGAGCTCGCGGCGCTCGCGCCGCCGGACCAGACGGCGGCGGCCCTCTGGCACGCATCGCAGGTGCGGGCGCAGAATGTGGCGGCCGACCTGGTGGAGCGCAGCAGCGGGACGCAATACCCGGCCGCCAACGTGTATTGCGAAAAGCTGGTTAACAAGCTGACGGAAAAATTCCGGACGTTCTCGGGGACGGCGCAGGTGGCGATTGAAATCCGTCATTCGCAGGACCGCCTGGAAGGACTTCAGGACAGGCTGGAGTTGTACACCGACGCAGTCGCGCAAACGCTCGACGGGTCGCGCGGCGACTGGGGCGACGGCATGTTCTTCGCGGGGGCGTACGAGGTGTCGTTCGGAGCGGTAAAACACGGCGGGAAGAACTTCGTCCAGCCGGCCAAAATCACATTCGATATTGACGTGAGCGTAAACTAGCATGTCCTATATTTCCTCTAACGCAAACAGATTCTACGCGGCGCTGGAGAGTTCCTACGGGCAGGTGGGAACAATCTCGGCGGCAAACCGCATCCCAGCGGTGAAGCTGGGGATCACACAGCAGCTCGAGACCGTCAAGCGCCAGGACAAGACGGGCAGCCGAACCTTCGCCGGACTGCCGCCGGGCGGCCGGCGGCGCACGGATTTCGACCTGAAGACCTATATGACGACCTGGCAGAGCGGTCAGCCGGGACCGGCGTACGGGCCGCTGTTTCAAGCTGTGCTGGGAGCGGCTCCGACGACCTTCGCAGGCGGAACGGTGGCGAGCACGGCCGCCGGCAGACTGGCCTTTCAGGCGCCCCATCACCTCACGCCGGGGCAGGCGGTGGCGTGCGGAGGCGAAATTCGATTCGCGGCGGCGATCGTGGATGCCAACAGCGTGCAGTTGAACGCGCCATTCACGGTACAACCGGCGACTGGCGGCGCGGTGGGGGCCACGGTGACGTACGCGCCCGCGACGGCTCTGCCGAGCGTGAGCCTGTTCGACTATTGGTCGCCGGCGACGGCGGTGCAGCGGCTGCTGTGCGGCGCGGCAGTGGACCAGATGGATATCTCGATCAACGGCGATTATCACGAGTTTCGTTTCCGCGGCCTCGCGCAAGACGTGTTGGACAGCAGCAGCTTCTCCAGTCAGATGGGCGCCTTGCAGAGCTTTCCGGCTGAGCCGGCGCTCGGGGCGTTCGATTACTCGATCGTGCCGGGGCACATGGGCGAGGCATGGCTGGGCTCGTCGCCAACCCAGTTCCTGACGATCACGAGCGGGACGATCACGCTCAAGAACAATCTGGATGCGCGCGAAAAGGAGTTCGGGAGCAGTCTGCCTCAAGCCATCTCGCCCGGCCAGCGTTCGGTGACGGCCGCTTTCGATCTCTTCAGCCAGGACGATCAAGCGACGCAAGGCCTGTACCAAGCGGCGCGCCAGGAATCGCCCATCAGCGTCATGTTTCAGCTCGGCCAGCAACCAGGTCAACTGCTGGGCCTATACCTGCAAAGCGTCATCCCGCAAGTGCCGGAGTTCGACGACAGCGGCAACCGGCTGCAATGGCAGTTCCGGCCAGCGCGAGCGCAGGGCACGCTGGACAACGAAATAACAGTGGCGTTCGGGTAACTCGCGCCGACGATTGGCTACGACTTTTCTCACAACCTCGAAGGCGTGTCGAGCTGAGCCTCGACACGGCAGGCAGGAGTGCCCGCGCGACATCGAATGGCGAGATATCAAAACCCATGATCTACGAAAGCGTGAAGACGGTGGAATCGGCGGTGGCGCCGGGAGTGACGTTCTCGGTGGCGCGGATGTCATTCGCGCGGCGGGTGGAACTCATGCGCCGGGTGCAGGAACTGGCCCGGCGCATGGAGTTTCTCGAAGCCAGCAGCCGGCCCGGCGACCAGATGGAAGCGACGCTGCTGAAGGCGGAGGTTGGCCGGCTGTATCTGGCATGGGGACTGCGCGGGATCGCCGGCCTGGAAGTGGACGGAGCGGAGGCAACGCCGGCACTGCTGGCGGAAGCGGGACCGGAGAGCCTGTTTCAAGAGGCGCTGGCCGCGGTGCGAGCGGAGGCGGGGCTCACCGAGGCGGAAAGAAAAAACTGACGGTCGCCTTCCATTTCCAATTCTCCAACCAGGCCGGTTGGAAGTGCGACGCGTGCCGGAGAGCCGGCCTGGAGAAAAGGCGGCGCTGCGGATGGATCGAGGGATTGGGGGACGCCGCAGGCCCGCCGGTATGGGTGAGAAGGGGCGTAGCAATCTCGACCTGCCCGAAATCGTACGTGACCGGCGAGAGCATGGCGCTGGTCGAGGAGTTCCTGATCCGGCGGCGGCTAGGAGGGATACGCGCCGCCGAACTGGATGCGCGCCGAGTGGAGGCATTCCTGATTCTGGAAAAGGCGCTTGAAGCGGAGACCAACGATGGCCAGCACACAAGAAGATCTTCTCGATGATTTCGCCACTCTCGCGGGCGGCCTGGCGTCCAACCTAAACGAGGCGACCGGGACGACGGAGGCGCCTGCGAATTTGCCCGGCGGGGCGACCACGGATTACAGCGGATTGCAAATCGGCAACACGGATCCGCCCGCTCAAGCCGAAACGATCGGTAGGGCAAGCAACAGTACAAAGAGCAGCTCCAGCGGCGGGACGTCGGCCGCCATGCTGATGCTCGAGAGCGGGTTTGGCCTGGCGCCGCTGATCGGGGGACTCATGGGGCTCTTTGGCGGAGGAGGGTCGTCCGCCCCGCCGGCGCTAACCAAGTACGCGATGCCGTCGGCGCTCAACATCGAGGCGGCCGATACCGGGCAAGGTCTGAGCAACGCGGACTATGACCAGACGGGAATGCCGCGCGCGTACGACGGGACAGGGAGCCCGCCGGCGGATAGCGTCGTCGCGGGATCGAGCGGGGGGCAAGGTTCCACCACCGGCGCGGGCGGCAACGCCGCCGCCTCACAACCGCAAATCACGGTTAGCGTGCAGGCGATGGATGCGCGGTCGTTTATGGACCGGAGCACCGACATCGCCGCGGCGGTCCGGGACGCAATGCTGAACCTGAACAGCATCAACGATGTGGTGACCGACCTCTGACCATGGCCAATTTCCCCAGCTTGAAGACAGGCGCCGTAGCCCAGTACCCGTCGACACGGCGAATCCGCTACCAGAACCAGGCGCTGCGGTTCGTGGACGGGACGGAGCAGCGCTACAGAGACAGCGAGGGGCCGCTGCGGCGTTGGGAGATCCGCCTGAGCCAATTGGATGAAGGCGAGATGGCGGCCTTGGAGGAGTTCTTCACAGCCAACCAGGGCGCGTTCGGGAGTTTCACCTTCACCGACCCGTTCGACGGCGCAACCTATCCGGACTGCAGCCTCGAGGCCGATTCGCTGGGGTTGGCGGCAATGGCGGATATGAGCAGTACGACCTCTTTGACGGTAATCGAAAACCGGAGCTGACAATGCTGGTTTATCCACAACTCGGGACCGGAGCGCTGAGCCAGTTCCCCATCCGAAAAGAGAGACGCGCGCGGACGGTGATCAATTCGACCGCGGACGGGAGGGCCATCAAACTGGCGGACCCCGCCGCCGTGACTACTACGTGGCAGCTCGAGTACGCGGAGCTCATGGATTCCGAGGCGGGCGCGATCGAGGCTTTTTTTGCCTCGGCGGAGGGGACTCTGAACGGGTTCACGTTTCTGGACCCCGCGGGAAATCTGCTGGCGTGGAGCGGCCAACTGGACGATGCAGTCTGGGCCCGCGGGCCCATGCTTTCGCTGGCGAGCGGCGAGGCGGACCCGGTTGGCGGGACGCTCGCCTGGCGGCTCACAAACACCGGCGCCGGGGCGCAGACGATCACACAGACGCTGGCCTCGCCGGGCGACTATATCTATTGCTTCAGCGTATACGCGCGCGCGCCAGCCAACACCGGCGTGACGGCTCTAATAGGGAACGGGCGCATGGCGCAAAGCGTGACAGCGGGCTGGAGCAGGATCGCGTTCACCGGGACGGGCGGAGCCGGGGCGGAGTCGGTGCAGTTCGGACTGGAAGTTCCGGCGGGCGCGACGGTGGATGTGTACGGACCCCAGGCGGAGCCGCAGGAAGGCGCATCGATCTACCGGGCCAGCACGCTGGGCGGCGTCTACACAGACGCCAGGCTGCGCGACGACGAGTTGGCAATCACGAGCACCGGCGTCAACCGGCATTCGTGCACGGTGAACATCATTCATGTCAACCATCTTTGATCTGAAGGAACAGGCGGTCACGGACACGCCGCTGCTACTATTCGACTGCGTCCTGCCGGGCGGGCAGAGGGAGAGTTGGAGCACGCACAGGGTGATCAACGGAGGGACGACGTACGAAGCGCGGGTCCTACAGCACAACGTCTTCGAAATGCAGACGGCGTCCGAGCAGGGCGTGGATGGAATCCCGCGCATCTCGATTGTATTGGCCAACGCCGATTCCCACTTTTCCGAGATCGAACGCGCGACGGGATGGAAGGGCGCGCAGCTCACGGTGGGATTTCTATTCTACGACTTGCCCGACGCAACGCCCGCGAGCGAGACCCGGGTCTTGTTTCAGGGGATCTGCAACCCCCCGGACGAGATACGGGAAGCGACGTTCCGGATCACCGCGACCAACCGGATGAACCTGCAGAGAGTGCTGATGCCGCAGGTCCGGATACAGAAACGATGCCCCTGGAACTTTCCGGCGAATGCGGCGCAATGCACGGAGGCGGTGGACGGAGGGATCAACGGGAAATACTCCCTATACTACCGGTGCGGATACTCGGCGGGGATTGCGGGCGGCTCCGGGAATCTGAACGGCAGTGTGCCATTCACGAGCTGCGGATTTGCGCGCGCGGACTGCGAAGCCCGGGGGATGTTCCCGGATTTCGGAGGGATCGAGTACGTACCGCCGACGATCTCGGTGCGTACGGCAGGCGCCAAGAACTGGCAGACGTCGGCGGAGTCGGTGAACGCGGCGCGGTACAACGATTTCGTTCCGATGGTCTACGGTACGGCGTGGTACGCCCCCCCGGTGGTATTCGCCCGCAACGACGGAAACCTCACCCACATGGAAGTCCTGCTGGGGATCGGCGAAATGCAGGGTGTTCGGACAGTACTGGTAAGTGGCGTGCAGATTCCGCCGGGCGTCGCCGGGACGAACATGACGGGGACCGGGTGGTACAACATCCCCACACTGGGAACGCGCGCGGGAACGCAGAACCCGGATTTTGTGGACGGGTCCGGGCAGCCCGCTGGAGACCCGTACGGCAGCATGGCGTACCTCTCGGTGGTGGTTCCGAACGTGTTGAGCGCCGGCACAACGCTGCCCTCGATCAAAGTCCTGGTGGATGGTCTCAAGGTTCCGGCGTACAACGCGGACGGATCGGCGGCGGGCGAGGCATTCACGAGCAATCCGGCATGGATCCTGCTCGACATCCTGCGGCGCACCGGCTGGAGCGCGGAGGAAATCGACATAGGGACCTTCGCGGCGGCGGCGGCTTACTGCGACGAGGCAATCAACGCCCTGGACATCTACGGCAACCCGATCACGATACCGCGCTTCCAGTGTAATCTGGCGCTGAAAAGCCAGCGGAGCGGGGGGGACCTCGCGCGCGGGGTCCGGAACTGCGGCCGGCTGCTGTTGACCTATGGCGCGAATGGCGTTGTGCAAGTTCGGGTGGAGGACAGCATTGCGAACCAGCAGCCCGCGAAGCCAGCCTGGTCCAACAGCGTGGACCCGCTCAACGGGGGATGGCCAAGCTACGAATTCGGCGACGGCAGCAACGGTTTCAGCGGGATACTGAGGCGCGCCAGCGGTGAACCATGCGTGCGGCTCTACTCGCGCAGCCTGGCGGACACGCCGAACCAGATTGGCGTGGAATTCCAGGACGCGCTGAACGGATACCAGCAGGACAGTCTCTCGGTAGTGGATCCGGACGACGTAGCGCTGAGCGGGCAGGTGATCTCGGTGACGCTGAACGCCATCGGGATGCCGGATTACGACCAGGCGGCGCGCCTTCTGCAACTGAACCTGGACAAGTCCATTCGCGGCAACACGTACATCGAATTCGACACCAGCGTGAAGTCGTTCGGGGTCCGGCCCGGGGACATTATCACGATCACATATCTTAAGGAAGGGTTCACTCGCCAGCCATTCCGAGTTCTTAAGATCGCGCCAGGCACGAACCATCGAGTCTCCACCATCACCGCGCAAATCCACGACGACGCATGGTACGCGGACAGCAACGGGCAACCGGCGTCGGCCCCGGGAGGCGGCATCCAGACCGGCGGGGGAGTGGGCGTGCCGCGTCCGCTGGTGGGCAGCGTGACGGACGCGAACGGCCAGAACCAGTTTGGAATCATGGAGAGCTCCAGCCTGCAATCCGACGGCTCGGTGGAAACGAGCGTCTCAGTGAGTTGGGTTCGGCCGGCCGCGAGCGGAGCGGCAGGACCGGGCATTCCGCTGGTGAGCCTGAGCAGCGCCGTGACGGCCGGAGGATCGCTGGCCGGCGACCAGACGCTGTTCTACGCCTTCACGGCGCGAGATGCGGAGGGAAACGAGAGCCCGCTTTCGTTTCTGGTGATGGCCACGATTGTGAGTGACGGTAGCCAGGTGACGCTCTCCGGTTTGAGCTTTGCGCCGGGAAGCGCCGCGTTCGACGTGTACCGAGGGACAAGGTCGGACAACCTGTTCCGAATGGCGACCGCCCAACCGCTGAGCGCGCAGTTCACCGACACGGGGCTGCCCCAGCAACTCATCGCGCCGCCGGACGCGAATTTCGACCATGCCAGTTTCTACTGGCGCCGGGAGCTGCAGCCGGAGTTCGCGGCGGCGTTGAACTCGGCCAACACGGTAGGCAACGCCTCGCTCGATATGACGCCCAACGCGTATGGCGGGGCGGTGGCGAGAATCACGCGCGGGCGCGGAGCCGGACAGGAGCAAACCATCGCGTCGAACACCGCAACGACGCTGACGGTGGCGCCCGCTTGGGCGATGGCGCCGGACGCGACGAGCTTTTTCACGGTGGCGGAAAGCGGATGGAGGTTCGGCGCCGTCAGCCAGAGCGGGCCGGCGCAGTTCGCCATCCCCAATCGTTCGGGAGAGACAGTCCACATTACAGGCCGGGCAGCCAACGTGTACGACGTGGAGTGCGACCCGGAGATCTCGATCGTCACGCGGTGGCAGATTGGCGGCGCCGGCACGTCCGATGCCAGCGCGCCGCCCCTGCCGTTCTTCGGGCTTGGACCGGGGAAACAGAGCGGCACGGCGGACCTGAGCGGCGTTTCCTTCACGGACCTGACGAACACGCGCACCATAACCGCGGCCACAGTGACGCTGTACTATTGGGACGAACTACAGGGTCAGCCGGCGACGACGTTGCAAAACGCCCTGGATGCGGCGGGTACGGAGGTGGATCTGAACCAGGCAGGGTCCGCACAGGTGGGAAGCTTTCTTCAGATCGACAGTGAAGTCATGCGCGTGGAAGCGATCCTCAACAACGGCCTCGGTTACCGCGTGACGCGCGGGCTGCATGGCAGCCAGGCGGCCGCGCACACGGTTCCGGCGTTGGTCTATCCACTGGCCGGCCGAACCGAGATTGCGCCATTCCCGCAGGATTTCTTCGGAAGCGTCTACAGCGGAAGCTGGACCTACCCGGTCACTCTGCCCGACGTGCGCGTGGCGAGCGCGGAACTCTTCGTCACGAACCAGAGAGGGAATAGTCCGGTCAATGCGGCCTGTTTCACCGGCACGACGGACAAAGGGCTGCGGACGCTGTCGGGCGGGCAGTATACCATCCAAGTAGGAGGATTCCTGGCGGTGGATCAATCGGCGGCCCCGGCGCTGATAGTGGATGCGGCGCACTCCGTGCGGGACGTCTTCGCGGTTTTGGGCACGACGGCGGACGCGCAGATACAACTTCAAGTGAATGTGAACGGCGCGGCGTATTGCACGCTTTCTTTCGATCAGGGGAGTTTGCTGGCGGCCAGCGTGAACGGGAACGGGCTGGCGCCGCTGGCCGCGGGATCGCAGATCACCCTTTCCGTGCTTTCCGTGGGGCACGCATGCCCAGGCGCGGACCTGACGGTTATCATACGGCTCTAAATGGCGGAACAACTCAACAAATTGAGCCCCGACCGGGACCTGCAGTGCTACTTCCAGATGCCTTCGGCCGTGGCGGCTCTGAGCGCGACCAGCGAAAACGGTTTTACGATTTCGGGGAGCTGGCGGCAACAGCTCGACTGGGCCGTGGTGGAGTGGAACCGCGACAACGTCTTCGAACATCCGGCCCTGCGCAACCTGCCGGACGGCGACTTGAGCGGGGTGCGCCTTTCCTATCTGGAAGTGCGCCAGAACTGCATGGCCATGGACTGTTCGCTATGGCCCACGGTGGACTGGCCGTATCTGCGGATCTGGGCGACGGGCGCGGACGGCGTCGAGCGCGTGTACAAGGTCCCTCTGATCACGTACGCAACTCCGGTAGCGGGCGGCTATGCGCCGGCGCAGGCGGTCTTCGAGCTAACGGGCGCGACGACGGCGAACGACTATGTGGAGCTGGTCTGGGAGGCGGGAGACGGGGTGTCCCCGTGGGATCGTCACGCCACCCACATGATGTACTACAACGACACGCTGCCAGGCGTGGCGCAGACCATGGCCACCGCCATCAACGCCAATGGAAACGCGACCGGCATGACGGCCGCGGCGGATGGAGCGCAAGTCACGCTGCAGTACAAGGCCACAGCCGGCGCAAACGGAAACCGGGTCGGGGTATATGGAAACGTGAACGGGGCGCAAACCGAGGCGTGGCAGCCCGTGTGGCAGACGATGAGCGGCGGCGCCTCGCCTACGCAGTGGCGGATCGACCTGGACTTCAGCGCTCTCGAGGGTTATATAGGGCCCGATTTTACAACCTTGGCGCCGGTGCCGACCGGAGCGGTGCGGAAGATGCGCTGGACTTGGGCCGCGAATCAGCAGGCGGGCGATTTTGCGCGGACTGAGTTCCAAGCGGTCGTCTCCGGATGGACAGTAACGGCAGCCAACCGGCTGTACCAGGTCGCCGGCCCGGGCAGCCGGAGGATTGAGGACGATGCGGCGGCGCTGGCCTACTCCGGCTCGTGGGGAGCGTCCGTCGTGGGGAACTACTCAGGCGGCTCGATCCGGGCAACCCAAACTCTGAACTCCGCGGTGTCCTACACCTATACGGAAGCCGCGAGCCATACCTTGTACCTGGGAACCCGCATGTTCCAGAGCGACTCGGCCGCTGGGGCGCGAATACAGATCACGATCGACGGGGCCGCGCAATCCGAGAACCTTGCGCTCGCCGGCGAGGACGTGCTGGTACGAATCAAGGTCGCAGACCTGGGGCCCGGGCAGCACACCGTCAGCGTGTCTCAGACCGGCGCGGGCGTGTTCTATTTCGATTTCTTCGAGATCGCCTTCCCCGTGACCACCCTTCCCGAATTTGGGGTAACTCCAGACACCACGCTCGCCACGGACTGGGACACGGAGCATTCCATCGCGCTCGCTCCGGAACGCACAGCCTGGCTAATCGAGACACTGGGATTCACCGGACGCGCCAACCACTACGTAGGGGCCATGTGGTTCTACGAGCTTACGCGGCCGGGCCACAACTACGCATCGGCGACAGTTACGTTCACGGGCGCGCCGGATTTCGGCGCATACACGAACCTGACGGTAAGCGGCGCGCTGTTCCAACACCTGAACCTGATCGCCGACACGGCCACCAGCGTGGCGAGGGCGTTTGAACTCGAAATCAACGCCGGAGCCACGGCGGTGTGGGCTAGCGCGCAAGGCGGAGTTCTGACCATCTGGGCCCGGGCTATGGGCACGGCGGGGAACGGAACCAGCGTGCTGGCGGACACGGGCGGCAGCCAGAACTTCACGGCGGCGCCTCCCAGCGGAGCGCTGGCTGGAGGTCTGGACGGCGACCTCTCCACGATGCCTTGGGCCGAGGGCTGGCGCACCGATCTGACAGCATCGCCGCGCATCAACCGGGCCGCGCGAGACTGGCACACGAGTTACTTCGCGGCGCTGCGGAGTTACGGCCTCACGGTGACGGCGGCATTCTCAATGGAGCTGCAACACGGCGACCCACAGCCGGCAACGGGCATCGCCCAGCGATACCCTTCCGGGGGCGCCGCGTTGTTGAACACGCCGGCCCTGCAAACCAACTTCTCGCCCACAAGCACCGCATTCTGGAGGGAAGTCTATCTTGAAATGGCGAATCTCATGAGCGCGGCGGGAGCGGCGCCGTTCCTGCAATTCGGCGAGGTGCAGTGGTGGTACTCGGCGGATCCTTCGGGCATGCCATTCTACGACGCCTACACCAAGAGCGCATTCCAGACCGCCTATGGCCGGCCGATGGGGACGATCGCAAGTCAAAACACGCCGCCGGCGGCGTTCGCTCAGGAGTGCGCGTTCCTGGCGGAACTTATCTCCCAGTTCACGCAGGCGATCATGGACTACGTGCGCGCGGCGCAGCCCGGGGCACTCTTCGAGGCGCTTTATCCGCTGGACGTGAACGACACGCCGCTCAACAAAATCGTGAACTACCCGCTGGACGAATGGACGCCGGCCAAGCTGGCGTGCCTCAAAACGGAGAGCTTCACGTACACCGGCGACCGCGACCTTGACAAAGCGCGCGTGTCGATCGGCTTTCCGGCGCAGCTTGGGTTCCCGCCAGCGCAGTCCAGTCACCTGGTGGGCATCGGCGACTATACGACTCCCTGGCAGAGGGAAAGGCGTCTGGCGCTGGCGCAAGGCATCGGATCCGTGGTGCTATTCGCGCTCGATCAGTTCTGCCTGATAGGCTATGGCCTGCCATTAGGGCGGGGCATCAGACGCGCCCTCCGGATGGGCGCATAG